TGCCAGCCAGCTCGACAAGTTCGCATTTTATTCCGCCAGCCAGTACGCATCCAGCAGCGTCGACGATGGCTTCGGTGGCACCGAGCCACGCTTCTCCTGCAATGCCCTGATCCAGAACCAGGAGGAGGCTTACAAGCTGATCAATGATCTGTGCTCTGTGATGCGGGTGATGCCGTACTGGAGCACCGGCAGCCTGACCATCAGTCAGGACAAGCCGACCGATGCCAGCTATTTATTCACGCTGGCCAATGTCAGTGCTGATGGCTTCACCTACACCGGCTCGGACCTGAAGACCAGGCACACGGTCGCGATCATCAGCTACCTCGATCTCGAGACGCAGGACATTGCCTACGAGGTGGTGGAGGACAAGGAAGCCATCGCGAAGTATGGCGTGATCACCACCAACATCAAAGCCTTCGCCTGCACCAGCCGCGGCCAAGCTGCCCGCCTTGGCGAGTGGTTGCTCTATACCGAGCAGTACGAAACCGAGGTGGTCTCCTTCAAGACTTCCGTGGATGCCGGTGTGCTGGTGCGGCCAGGCCAGGTGATCGAGATCGCTGATCCGGTGAAGTCTGGTGTGCGCCGCGGTGGCCGGATCGCAGCAGCTACCACCACCGTGATCACGGTCGACGACACCGCCGAAACTGATCTGGTCACCACTGGCAGCGCGACGCTATCGGTGATCCTGCCTGATGGCACCGTCGAGACCAAGGCGATCAGCAGCATTGCTGGCGCGAACATCACCGTCTCCTCCGCCTTCAGCACTGCACCGAACGCAAATAGCATTTGGGTGCTGAGCAACAGCAACGTCGAGACCAGCACTTGGCGCGTGCTGACGATCAGCGAGATCGATCGCGTTCAGTACGAAGTCACCGCGATCGCGTACAACGCCAGCAAATACAACTACGTCGAGCGCGGCTTCAAGCTGGAAACCCGCGATATCACGCAGCTCAACGAACCACGGCCAGCACCGACCAACCTATCGGCATCGGAGACGATCTACGAAAGCAACGGCCAGGTGCGAGTGAAGCTCATCGTGAGCTGGAGCGCAGTGGTCGGTGTCTCTGAGTATCGAGTGCAGTGGCGTCCGGTGGATGGCAACTGGACGACGGTCAGTGTGCCGCGTACTGACTACGAGATTCTCGACACCACTGCGCAAACCTACGAGATCCGGGTCTACAGCCTCAACGGTGCGCGTGCGCCCAGCATCTCGCCTGCATCGCTGAGCTTCGCAGCGGTCGGCAAGACGGCAGTGCCGGGCAATGTGCAGAACCTCACCTTCGAGGCGATCAGCGCCAACTCCGGCCGCCTGCGGTGGAATCCGACCGTTGATCTCGACGTGAAGATCGGTGGTCGGGTCCACATCCGCCACAGCAACCTGATCGATGGCACCGCCACCTGGGCGAACAGCGTCGACTTGGTGGAGGCCAAGGCCGGTAGTGCCACCGAGGCGATCATCCCGCTGGTGGAAGGCGAGGTGTTGGTCAAGTTCGAGGATGATGGCGGCCGCCAGTCAGCAACCGAAACCAGCGTGATCGTGGACCTGCCCGACACGCTGGGCAATCTGCTGGTGCAGTCACGCCGCGAAGATGCCGATGTGCCGCCATTCCAAGGCAGCAAGACCACGGTGTTCTACAGCGAGGAGTACGACGCTCTGACGCTGGATGGCACAGGCACGATCGACAGCATCGCCGACTTCGATGCGATCACATCGTTCGACATTCTTGGCGATGTGGCCAGCAGCGGCACCTATCAGTTCAACAGCACGCTGGATCTGGGTTCTGCCTACAGCCTCGACCTGAAGCGCTTCTTCGTCACCCGTGCCTACTTCCCATCGGATCTGATCGATAGCCGCACCGGAGAGGTTGATAGCTGGGATGACTGGGATGGCACTGCAGCGGCTGGCGTCAATGCCAAGCTCTACCTGCGCAGCACCAGCGACGACCCCAGCGGTACGCCCACATGGTCGAGCTGGCAGGAGTTCGTGAACGGAACCTTCAAGGGGCGCGGCTTCCAGTTCAAGAGCGAGTTAATTAGCAACGACATCGCTCAGAACATCCTGATCGATGAGCTGGGCTACGAGGCCACCTTCCAGAGACGGCAGGAGCAGAGCGTGGGCAGCATCGCGAGCGGGGCTGGTGCCAAGACGGTCACGTTCGATAAACCCTTCTTCACTGGCACCGCTGCGCTGGGCGGCGTCAACAGCAGCCTGCCGAGCGTAGGTATAACTGCTCAGAACATGGCCACCGGCGACTACTTCGTGGTGACTGGCGTCAGCGGCACCGGCTTCACGGTCACATTCAGAAACAGCGCTGGCACCGCAGTCGACAGGAACTTCGCATGGTCCACTGTCGGATATGGCAAGGCGGCCTAAATCCTGCAAGAATCTAGGCATTGCCTGGAAGTCTGATGGCTCAGCACGACTATGTGATCGCTAACGGCACCGGCGCTGCCGTCCGTTCCGATATCAACAATGGCCTCGCAGCAATCGTTAGCAACAACAGCGGCGCCAGCGCCCCGGCAACCACCTACGCCTACATGCTGTGGGCGGACACCAGCACCAACCTGCTGAAGCTGCGCAATGGTGCGAACAGCGCCTGGATCACCGTCGGTGATCTGACGGCCGCCAACCTCGGCCTCGCGGCGCTAGCCAGTCCGACCTTTACTGGCACCGTCACGATCCCGACCGCGACGATCTCTACCGGCGCTGGCATCCCTCTCGCCAGTGCAGCCAGTCCGGCCATCTACTTCACCGGCGACACCAACACCGGCATCTACAGCCCCGGCGCTGACCAGTTTGCAATCACGACCGGCGGATCTGGTCGCGTATTTGTTGACTCCAGTGGGCGGGTAGGTCTGGGGACTAGTAGCCCTAGCACACAGTTGACCCTAAATAGTTCTGATACTACTGGCACTGGTGTTCGGCTTGAAAACACAAGCAGTGGCGGATACAACTGGAGCATTTTCTCGATTGGTTCTGCCGCAAGTCTCGCTCCAGTTGGGTGCCTTGCGTTTCGTGATGCAACCAATGCTGCAACTCGACTTGTTATTGACCCCATAGGCCGAGTAGGGATTGGTGTTACTTCGCCAGGTTATTTACTGCATGTTGAAGGTGGTCAGATCTATGCCAACCGCAACGGCGCAGGTACACAGCAGGTGTTGCAGCTTAACAATAGTGATACTACGGCCGGCACGCAGGTAGTCAAACTAGCTTTCGGAAGCAGCGGCACAACAAAAGCATCTATTAACGCCGCTGTGTATGGCAATGATTTTCTAACTTTTAATACGGGAAGCGACACAGAACGCGCCCGCATCGACAGCTCCGGCAGGTTGTTAGTTGGCACGTCTACAAGTGCTGCGTATGGGATTGAAGCAAAGGTTCAAATTGCTGGCACCACGGACGCTCATATGTCTTTAGTTAGGCATACCGATAACGCATTTGCCCCAACCTTTAACTTTGTAAAATCTCGAGGGACTATTGGATCTCCAACAATTGTCAACGTCAACGACCAGCTTGGAACAATTAATTTTGCGGGATACGATGGCACCGATTACACCTCATTTGCAGCACTCATTCGCTGCGAGGTAGACGGCACCCCCGGCGCAGATGACATGCCGGGCAGACTAGTGTTCTCCACTACCGCCGATGGAGCGAGCAGCCCGACGGAGCGTGGACGAATTAACTCTAGTGGTGCAACAAAATTCTCTACAAGTGGTAGCTATCGTGGTAGCTCAACTGCTTACCACGAATTTACACAAGGTAACCAATCTGATATTTGCTTGGTAACTTACGCATCCAATGCTAGTTACAATAGTGAAGTCCAGCGAATGCAAACAGCAAGAGCGGCAAGCTCTCTGTTTTCGTTTTTGCTGTGTGACAACAACGTCAACGTTTCAGGAGATACTGAATTTAATCTTAGAGGCGACGGAAATGGTTATTGCGATGGCTCTTGGGCAGGCGGCGGCGCTGACTACGCCGAATACTTTGAATGGAGCGACGGCAACCCTGATCAAGAAGATCGCCGTGGCATCAGCGTTGTTCTAGACGGTAATCAAATCCGTCCTACTGTAGACGGCGAAGAGCCGATTGGCGTGATCTCCGGCAACCCCAGCGTAGTCGGTGACGCTGCCTGGAACAAGTGGAGCGGCAAGTATCTGCGGGATGACTATGGCACCTACATCCAAGAGGACTACGAGGTCGTCAACAATGAGGGCGAGACCGTCATCCAACAGCGCCGCAAGCTGAACCCCGCCTATGACCCCGATCAGGAGTACGTCAACCGCGAGCAACGCCCCGAGTGGGATTGCGTCGGTCTGATGGGCAAGCTTCGCATCCGCAAGGGTCAACCCACGGGCAGCCGCTGGATCAAGATGCGCGACATCAGCGATTCCGTTGAGGAATGGTTGGTTCGCTGAGACCTTGTAGTCCTACTCACTACTCATGACGCGCCCCTTCTCCGAACTCACCAAGGACTTCAATCCTGAGCGCCGAAAGCGCATCGAACAGCGCAAGGCGGAGATCCGGCAGTGCCTTCACTTGCCATCTCACCTAAACTTCACCCACGGCTCGCATCACCATGCCCAGCGCTACCCCTAGCACCACCTTCACCTGGCGGATCGCGAATCTTGAGCGGGAGACCGCCGATGGATTCGTTCTGACGGCACACTGGACGCTCTCGGCTGAAGATGGCACCTATGCCAGCTCGGCCTATGGATCTGTCGGCTTCGAGCGCCCCGACAAGCTGATCCCTTTTGCGGATCTCACCGAGGAGATGGTGATCGGCTGGGTAAAGGACAACTTCGGCGCTGAGAAGGTGACCGAGATCGAAGGCGCCCTGCAGCATCAACTTGATGAACAGCGGCATCCGACGCAGGCTGCAGGTGTGCCATGGCAGTAAAGTCCAAGACCGGCACCGCTCGGATCGACCACCAGCCCGGTCCACCGAAGACCACGCGCCAAGGATATGGCCAGCAGTCCCGCCCGCGGCGCCGCGGCCGTAAGCCACTAAGGGGGCAAGGCCGCTAATGGATCGCGACACTCTCGAGAATTGGCGCAAGATCCGCGACCACCTTGAGCGTGTCGGGAAGACAAATAACCACTACTACCGCCGTGCGGTGGTCATCCTGCAGGGGAGGCCGGACCCGTTCGATCGCTACGATGGATGGGATGGAAGCCGCAGCAATGGCTGAAGAACCACAGAGCGTAGGTGGCGTCTTCTCCGCCTCGCTGCCCACCGTCTTGGCTACTGGCATGATCGCCATCGGTGGTCTGCTGATCTCAATGCAGATCCAGTCCGCACGGATTGAGGCCACTGTGGTGCAGATGGCCAAATCGATCGAAGAACTGAAGATCGACGCACGTAACGAACTGTCCGACCTAGACAAACGCGTGCGCGCACTTGAGCTTCAGCAGTAACTTAAGGATTCAGGCACTATCACCATGACCCCTGAAACCATTGCGATCATCGCGATCATCGTGGCCGCCGGCTCCGAGATCATCGCTGTCTCCCCGCTGAAGTCCAATAGCTGGCTGCAACTCCTCCTCCAAGCATTGCGCTTGATGTTCCCTAAGCGCCGCTGATCATGGCCAACACGGCACCGATCACACTGCAGACTCTGTTCCGGTACTACAAGGGACTCCCCCATCAGGCCGCGGCGATCAGCTTGCTTGAGCAGGACCTTGCGGCCAATGGGTACCAGGAGGCGATGCGGCGTGATCGGCCGTGGTTCGAGGCTTGGTCGCAAGATGGCAAGCAGGTCGATCTATCGGCTGGCATCAACCTGATCAAGCAGTTCGAGGGTGTGCATCTCTCCGCCTATCCCGATCCGCTCAGCGGTGGCGATCCATGGACGATCGGCTACGGCACCACCCGCTATAGCGGTGGCGTGCCGGTGAAGCGTGGCGACAAGATCACCATGATCGAGGCCGACATGATGCTGCGGCTTGAGGTGGATCGTATTGCCGACAAGCTGGCCAGCACCATCCCGCACTGGAAGGTGATGGATGACAATCAGCGATCGGCGCTGGTGAGCTTTGCCTACAACCTCGGCGCTGGCTTCTACGGCACGCCTGGCTTTGAGACGATCAGCAAGGTGCTGCGCGAGCAGGCATGGGATCAAGTGCCGAAGGCCATGGAGCTGTACCGCAACCCTGGCAGCAACGTCGAGGCAGGCCTGCTCCGGCGCCGTAAAGCAGAAGGCGAGCTGTGGGGTGACCATCGGCCGAAGGTGCAGCAGGAACCTGCCAGGCTGACCCCAGACTCATCGTTCAGCGCACGGATCACCCCGCACATCCGCCTGGGTGAGTTCGCGCTCGATCAGGAGGCGCGTCGATTCCGGCATCAGTATCAGGTCAATACTGCAGCGGAGCTGGCGGCGTT